TTAAAGATATTAAAAGAGAAGAGTTAAAACAACCAGTTTCAGTTGAAAGAGGTAAAGAATTATTTGCAAATATGAGAAAAGAACTGGGTTTAGATGAAACAATTTCGTATAAAGAATTTTTTGATCTTTGAGAATTTATGGGCATATACTGGTCTCGATTTAAGACAATTGACTAGTTAGGCGTGTAGAGGATGATAGTTGGCCTCTTAAAACTTCTATCAAAACATTAACTGCTGAAGATAATGTAATCAGCTACAACTTCACCTCCCGTGATGCAGTAGCACTAGCAGCCTAATTTGGCTGCACATTCGATATTATGATGTCTGATAATAATATTGAGTGTAAACTATCAGGCTATATCAACAATTTGATTTGCATTGTTGGTTGAGTATTTTGTAAATCTTTAGGACAATTAGTTTTGACATTTAATATAATTGTTCTTAACAACTAAAAAATGTATACACACGTAGTCTGATTATGATACTGTTTTAAAGACAAGGGTTCGACTCCCTTTATGTCCACCAATTTCGGTGATAAGTAAAAACAAATAATAAAATATAGTATATGACAAAACAAGAAGCAGAAAAGAAAGTGTATGAATTGACAGAAAAATTAATCTTTGTAAAGAAAGATTTCAAGGATGTAGCTGCCGGTTATAAAGAAAAAATGAAAGAGATTGAGAGCGAAATTAAAGCTATTGTTGAAGAAACAAGTTCACTTCCATTGGCATCTTCCAAAGATATTGAAGGTGATGATGAATGATTTAATTTATGACTGGTTATCATAAATTTTTACATTAAAACCAAAGTAATAACAATTAAACTATATAGTTAATATGTCTAAAAAGACTAATAAAAAAGAAAACGGTACCGAAAGTAATGTAACTACAGAACAGAAATTTTATGTTGTTACACGAAGTGGGTTGAGAGTAAGTGAGTTAGTATATGTTAATAAGAATGATGCGAAGACTGAATTTGATCATTGGTCTGGTATTGTTAAAAAGTGGCCGGATGGTACTAAAATTGAGTTAGTTGAATACAACGAAACTCGTCATAAAGTATTATAATTTAATAAAATAGTAAATTGATGTAACGCTATTAAAATAACTTTAATAGCGTTTTTTGTTTTTTGTAACAATGTTTTTGATATTTATATTGGTATGCCAAAAGCATCCAAACATAAATTATACTCGTTACCTTCAAATTTCAATGAAATGAATAAGTTCATTGAAAACAATAAAATTCAAATGATGGAACATGTTATTTCGTCAATTGAATATGCAATAGACAAGAAATTAAGTTTTGTTGAATTATTTAGTTTTAATGATTCTGATTTTGTAGTTACATTACCAAAAGATCAATTCAAAGAAAATTTGGAAAATGTATATCAATATTATATTGAGAAGGAACATTATGAGTTATGTATCAGAGTTAAAAATGTCGAACAAAAGTTAAACTCAGCTTTAAATAAATTAACGCATGAAAAAAAGCAAAAAACTTCAAAAGTCAAAAAATGATAACAACAACAACGAAACCAGCGTCGAACATAAACATGATACAAGCCCAGTCGTATATCAAAGAACAAAATTAAAGTATGAGTTATCTATATTTGAAAGAGAATTAACAGAAAAACAAAAAGAATTTTTAAATATTGCATTAAATAAGGACACAAAATTAATTTTTGTAAGTGGTCCTGCAGGTTCAAGTAAAACATATATTTCAATTTATAGTGCTTTAAAATTATTAAATCAAAAGAAAGTAAGTGATTTACTTTATATCAGAAGTGCTGTAGAAAGTGCTGACAGTAAAATTGGATTTTTGCCTGGTGAAGCTGATGAAAAAATGGCTCCATATATTCAACCATTATTGGAAAAATTGGCAGAATTGTTACCAAAACGAGATATTGACAGTCTACAAAAAGAAAATCGTTTGGATAGTATTCCACTTGGATTTTTGAGAGGATTAAACTGGAATGCTAAATGTATTGTTGCAGATGAAGCACAAAACATGACTGTAAAAGAAATAACAACATTGATTACAAGAGTAGGTGAATTCAGTAAAGTTTTTATACTGGGTGATCCGGATCAAAGCGATATCAATGGTAAAAGTGGTTTTACTAAAATAATGAATGCTTTTGACGATGATGAAAGTAAAGAAAATGGTATTTATACATTTAAATTTACTGAAGAAGACATTGTTAGAAGTACTTTGGTAAAATATATTGTTAAAAAATTAAAAAATGTCAAAACATAATGATATATATATCTATTAAAGATATATGTCCAATAGTAAGATAATTACTGAATTAGCAGCTTATACTGATTCACAAGTTCAATCCAATGACTTGTTGTTTATTACAGATATTGCTGCGCAAGAAACCAAAAAGATTACATCAATAGATCTTGCGGACTATGTATTTAATGCAAAGTCCGCATCTATTTTTAACGGTAATTATACTGGCAGTTTTACTGGTTCATTTACTGGCAGTTTATTTGGAACAAGCAGTTGGGCAACAAATGCTTTAACTGCAGCTTATGCTGCAAGTGGTGGTGGATCTGGTGAATCAAATACTGCAAGTAATATTGGATCTACAGGTATTGGATTATTCAAACAAAAATCTGGTGTAGATTTACAGTTTAAAAATATTAGTGCGGGTTCAAATGTTTCTTTAACAGATGATACAATAAATAATGCAGTTCAAATTAATTTGACTAGTACACTTACTTCTCCGGGTGGTGCAACTGGAAATGTTCAATTTAATTCTAATGCTGGAACATTTGGTGGAAATTCAAATTTTTCATGGGATACAACTAATAACAATAAATTAACAGTAGTCGGAAATGTATCTTCTACAACTTTTAGTTCTAGCGTAACAAATGCAGTTGGATATTTTGGTACTGCAAGTTTTTCTGTTTCATCTTCCAATGCTAGATCCGCCAGTTATTCATTATCATCCAGTTATTCTTTATCATCCAGTAACGCTATAACAGCGAGTTATGTAAGCACTCCAAATGGAATTTTAAGCGTATATAGCGAAGTTGATAACACTGCAGTAACAACTAATGTAATATATCCTACTTTATATACTGGTATATCCAAAGCAGTTACACCAAAGACTACAACATCAAAGTTTTTAATTACAATAACGGTTAATATATCTGTTTTTGGTGGATCGGGATATGGATACGGTAGTTTATATAAAGATTCAACTTTATTAGTAGATAAATTTATTTGGTCTGACGCTGGTATTGCTGTAGGAAATACTGTTACATATGTTGATACAGCTACAGATTTATCACCAAGAACATACAGCGTGAAATATTCAACTAACGGTGGAGATACAATTTATATTAATAGTTATGCGGGCACGATTACTCTGCCATCTACACTTTCAATTTTAGAATTAAATCTTTAAAAATAGACTATGCCAACAACAAGTATAAAAATCAGTCAATTAGATCCTATTGCCAGTTTAACTGGTAGTGATTTTTTTCCAATTGATCAAAGCAGTTCTATAAAAACTTATAGAGCTAGTTTGACACAATTACAAGATTTATTTTCAACTGGCAGTTTCACTGGATCTTTAACTGGCAGAATTACAGGAACAGGCACATCACCTCAATTTGTAGGAACAAGTAGTTGGGCAATTAGTTCCAGTAGATCTATTAGTTCATCATATTCAGATTTTTCTAATAGTAGTAGTTACGCATTAAGTTCATCAAACGCATTAACTGCTAGTTATGCATTAAATTCTAGTGCTGGTACTTTGTTTGGTGCGGGAACAACTAATTATATACCTATTTGGACAAACTCCACGACATTAGGATCAACAAACGCATTTTATGCTGAAACTGGGTATTTTACATCTACACAAGATTTAAAAATACAAAAATCAAATCCTGCTTTATTTGTTACAGGTTCTAATGGAGGATATGTGGCAGTAAGAGCCGAATATAATAGTAGTTTAATGTTACAAAGTGCTCAGTCTTCATCTGGAGATTCTTGGGCATTAATTGTAAATGCAGATGGTGCTAATTCTGCACCAGGAACTCCATATGATATTAGGGGAACAATTGATTTAGTTAGTTATAGTGGATCTTCACAATTTGTATCAAAACAAGTTACTGGTGAATCTACGCCTGTATCTTATGTAATGTCGTCAAGATCCAATGGATTATATTTTTGGCCTCAAAAAGGAGCACAATCTTTATCTAGAGATGGTACATTTAATATAGGTGCATCACCATCTACAATTAATACCAGTTCACGATTTACAATTGAAGTATTTAGTGGCAGTAGTGCATCAAATCCACAAACATATCATTTACATAAAGCAATTGAAGTAACATATGGAAGTTCAAGTTTGACCACAACTTTTTGTGTAAGTAGTAGTGGACAAGTATATTCAACTGGATATAATGTAATTACTAGTTCAAATTTCGCATATACAAGTTCTCTTAAATCTGGCAGTTTTGCCGTAATAGAAGATAATAGTATAATGTTTTTATTTGCTAGAAGTGCAAATGGTACATTGAGATCCGCAAGTTTAGCATAAAATGAGTTATAAAATATTTGTTCAAATAGCGAGTTATAGAGATCCCGAATTAATTCCAACAGTTTTAGACTTAGTTGAAAAAGCTAAGAATCCAGAATTTTTGAGAATTGTTGTTGCTTGGCAACATGATGATAATGAAACATTGGAACCCATTAAACATTTAATTGAATATATTGATATTCCATATGTTGAAAGCAAAGGTGTATGTTGGGCAAGGAATTTAATTCAACAAAAATATAACGGTGAAGAATATACACTTCAATTAGATTCACATCATAGATTTATCCAAAATTGGGATGAACAATTGATTGAAATGTATAATCAATGTAAGGAAATGGGAAGTGAAAAACCATTAATCACTGGGTATTTACCACATTATGATCCTGATAAAGAAGAATTTTTACAAGAAGTTTGGAAAATGAATCTGGAAAAGTTTATGGAAGACGGTCCAATGTTTTTTATTCCCGAACCATTAACTGAAACATATGATAATCCAATACCGTCAAGATTTTATAGCGGACATTTTGCTTTTACAGACGGTGAATTTAGTAAATTGGTACAACACGATCCAAGTTATTATTTTTACGGTGAAGAAACTAATATTGGTGTAAGAGCATACACCTATGGATATGATTTATACCATCCAAATAAAATTGTTGCATGGCATTATTATACAAGAGAAAAAAGGCCAAAACATTGGGATGATCATATTATAGAAGGAAGTGATTGGAGTAAATTGGACAATGATTCTACAAATAGACACAAAAAATTATTTGGTATGGATGGTTTTGATAAATTGATTGATTCAATTTATAATTTTGGAAATGTAAGAACGATTGAAGATTACGAAACATATGCTGGCATACGATTTAAAGATCGTTATATAAGTGAATATACACAAAATAATTTTTTGCCACCCAATCCAATTGAATAAATTTTTTTGTATTTTTCTTAAAAAGTCAATATATATAAGTTAGATGACTAAAACAGTTATCCTTGTATGTCCCAAAAGGAATACATGAAAATGGGTCTATAATAGACCATTTAAGAAAGGAAAAATATATATGTCAGTAGTAAAATATCAAAATAATCCGTTATTTCGTGCAGTTCATCGTGATGAGTTTTTAACTCCATTTGATCAAATTTTTGATGAATTTTTCAAAGCAAATGCTCCTTCTTTTAGTCAAGACTTTGGTGCAGACTTTTTTGAAAAGGGGTCATATCCAAGAGTAGATGTTATTGACTATAGTGATAAAGTTGTTATAGAAGCCGAAGTTCCAGGTTTAAGTAAACAAGATGTAAATGTTGAAGTGGAACAGAATGTACTTACAGTTAGTGGTGGTAAAAGTAAAAATGTTACGGATTCACAGGGTGGAAAGTATATTAGACGAGAATTGAAACGGTCTAGTTTCCGCAGATCATTTACTTTGGGAGACAATATAGAAAAAGATACAGTATCCGCTACATTTGAAAACGGTATTCTATTAATTACTCTCAATAAAGTAAAACCTGCGACACCTGATGTAAGAAAAGTTACGATTAAGTAACTGGTTATATATTTATTATATACCCTCTATTGTTATAAACAGTAGAGGGTTTTTTCTTTTTTGACTATATATACAGTATGAAAACACAATTTACCTTTGAAAGAATAGTAGGCTTATCCTCGTTATTTATAGCGAGTTGCGCTGCATTTTTTAGTATAATTGGTATAGGTATGTTGTTTAGTGGATCAGCAATTGCATCTATGATTATGGCTAGTTCACTTGAAATTGGTAAATTAGTGGCTACTACATTTTTGTATAGATACTGGAAAAGGTCGCAGTTATTATTAAAGACATATCTTATTTTATCGGTTGTTGCATTGATGTTTATTACATCACTTGGCATTTTTGGTTATTTAACATCTGCATATCAACAATCCGCAATAGAAAATAAATTGAGTGAAGAAAAAATTGTTTATATACAAGATCAAAAAAAGATGTATAGTGATAAAATTAGTGATAGTAAAAAGAGAATTGAAAACATTACTAAATTAAGAGTCAGTCAAGAAGAAAGATTAAATGAAAGTATGACAAATGTTATTATTAGTCGTAATCCAATTCAGTTGGCGCAAATACAACAATCAACAAAAGAGTTTATTGATAAGAGTGAAAAGGACATAGATACTGAAAATAATAAGATCCAGACAACTGTTGATGAAATACAGAAATTAGATAAACAAATATCTGATATTAAGATAAAAAGTGGTGGTCAGAAAGATTTACAAACATTTAAATTTGTTGCAGATGAATTTGGTGTAGATATAAATAAAGTAGTTAAATGGTTTATTATTTGTCTTATATCAGTATTCGATCCACTTGCAATTTGTTTATTATTAGCATATAATACTACATTAGGCGATGTAATTTATGTAAAACCTACGGTTAAAGTAGAAGAAAATCCGAAGAAAGAACCAACATTAGAAGAAATAGTTGAACAGGCAAAAGAAGAAGCCACACATGAAGTTAAAGAGGGTCAACTAATAAAAGAAATTATTAAAGAAGTTCCTGTTCATATCGAAAAAGAAGTAATAAAAGAAGTACCTATAGAAAAGGAAGTAATAAAAGAAGTGGTGGTGGATAATAGTTATAAACCTAACCATTTTAGTTTTTAAATTAAAATTACTAAAATAGTAATAATTATTTGATTTTAGAAATTTTTACGATATATTTAATTATCAGTTTACTATTAAAATATTATGGATGAATTTGATATAAAAGAAGTATTGGATATTCTCAAAGAAGCAGAAAAAACCCAAGATTGGGATTTAGTGAATGAATCAATATCATTTATGGAAGAATATCTTGATAATGGTGACGGTTCGGATTATGATTGATTTATGTTAACACTAATAATAATACTCACAGTAGTATTGACGGTTTCAATATGCGCAAACATTTATTTTTTTATTAAAATGAATGATTTATTGGATGTAATCGAAACAATGCAACAATGGAACGACCAATACAAAAATTTGGTAGAAAACACATATCGTAAATTAAAAGAAATTGATGAAAAACAAATTTTTGAAAAAGACGATGATGTTGGTTTTGTTTTTTCAGAGATAGTGAAGCTGATTGAATTAATCAAAGAAAAATCTAAATGAAAAAATCTAATAAAAAAATGAAGGTTTTAAAAAAAAGAGATGTTAAGAAAAAAGTTGTAAAAAATCTTAATAAAAAAGTCTCCGTAAAATCAACAAAACAAAAAAAGAAAATGGTTATAAACAAAGTTAAGAAAGAAAAGAAAGTTATTCCACTTAAAAAGGAAAAAAATATTAGGAAACCAACGCCTAAGATTATTATTGAAGAACCTTATGTAGAACCAGAATCTCCCAAGAAGAAATCTACAGAAAAAATGTATTTTACTAAAGATACAGAAATGTATATCATCAAATACAATAAAGAAGAAGACCAAAATATCAGAAATGATATTTATGAAACTCACATTAAGAATGCATTTGAAAAGTTGGTAGAAAATGTATTCAATACATTCAAATTTACATATTTTGATAATAGTCCCATCGAAATTCAGAAAGAAACTGTTGCGCATTTAGTTTCTAATATGAATAAGTTCGAAGAAGGTAAAGGTAAAGCATTTAGTTATTTTAGTATTGTTGCTAAAAATTATCTTATTTTTCATAATAACGGTAATTACAAAAAATATAATCAACATGTAAATATTGCGGATACTCCAAGTGAATCTTCAGTCTGTTTACAAACTGTTGATTCACATCATAAAGATACAGAAACCAATGAATTTCTTAAATTAATGGTTGATTATTGGGAAAGAAATGTTGGCCGTATTTTTACTAAACAAAGAGATTTGAACATTGCTAATGCAGTAATAGAATTGTTTAGAAGTTGTGATAGAATTGATGCATTTAATAAAAAAGCATTGTATCTTTATATTAGAGAAATTTCATCATGTAAGACACAACAAATTACCAAAGTAATAAATAAAATGAAGAGTTACCAAAAGGTAATTGCACAATCTTATTTAGATAAAGGTAAATTAAATTGATAGTGTAATTATTCAAATCCATATCTATTTATAGGTATGGATTTAGATTTTGAACTATATAAGGGTAAGAAATATTCAAACTTACTCAAGGATGTTGTAATCAATTCTGAACAGAAAAAAGATCAAATTGATATCTTAGTATCTGATTTAAGAAGTATGATTAAAACACCAAATGATGCTATTGTCATCGTTCCTTTAATTAAAGATTACTTGGATGTAAGCGTAAGGAACGATGAACAATTAGTGAAATTAGCTGCAATAGTACAAAGATTAGTAAGTAACGATAATAAAGGTGCGGAAGAAGTAGGTGGGTTGTCAGAAGAAGAAAGACAACAGTTAATGGCTGAAGTTGGTAAAATCACCGAAACAATGAATACACCAATAGAAATTAAGAAATAATATGCCATATTTTAATATTAAATCCTCTCCAATTAGTTTTGGACAATTAAATAATATTGGACTATCTGTTGGAAACCAGTCGAGTAATGCAGCTTCAACAAATGAATTTTATGAATTGGAGCCAGCAATTGTGTTGGATGTAATTTTGGATGAAACACATCCCGAAATAGTAAATAAAAGACATTTGGTTGATGTCAGAAATATTCCAGCAAATTATAAAAATGAATTGCCTGACCAAAAAGATATAGATTATAGTTATATAGGTGCTTGTAGAGTAAGATTGTGTTTTTCACAACAAGGGTTAGAAAAAGAAAAGTTATCATGGGCATTTCCAATGGAATCTACAGGTATAGTAGAATATCCACTATTAAATGAAGTTGTAATTGTTGTAAAGTATTTAGATAAATTGTTCTATACAAGAAAATTAAATTTAAATGGATTTATTAATCAAGAATCTAATTTTCGTCTTGAAAAATTTTATGGTAATAATGATGGAAATAAAGATTTAGTATCGGAAGATGGATTGAAAACAGAATCGGTTGAAGGTCCAGTATCATTAAATTCATTTAAAAAAATTTCAAATAATCAAGTAAAAGGAGTACTTGGTGCTTATTTCTTAGCAAATTCTAAAATTAGAAAATTGAGAAGATATGAAGGGGATACAGTACTTGAAAGTCGTCATGGACAATCAATTCGTTTTAGTGCTTATGATAATATAAGAGAAAATGATAAAGGTTTTTATTCTGATTATAAAGGTGATCCTACTGTAAATAAATCAAATGAAGGTTGTGGAAACCCGATGGTGTTGATTAGAAATAGACAAAGAAAATTATCATTGGATAAACCTATTTCAGATAATTCAAAACTTCCACCTATTCCAGCAATTATAGATTCGCAAAAAAATGCTGGGGGATTAATTGATGAAGATATAAATCACGATGGCAGTTCTATTCATATCACTTCTGGGTTGACTAAATCCAAATGGAGAACAACATGTTATAAATCCATATTTCAACAGGGAAAAGAAGAACAACCATTATTTTCTCCAATTGGTTCTACTGCTTTTAATTTTGATATAGAAAATTTAAAGGGAGATCAAATTGTAATTAATACAGACAGATTGATTCTAAGCAGTAGATTCGGAGAAACACTACATTTTTCAAAAGAAAGATATGGAATTGTAACTGATAGTGAATATACAGTTGATGCACATGATCAAATTGTTATGACTACAAACAATAAAACTGTATTTAATAGTCCTGCCATTTATTTGGGACAATATGGTCAAACCAATGAACCAGTATTATTGGGTCAAACTACTGTGGATTGGTTATACGATTTATGTAATTGGTTATTAAATCACGTTCATTGGTATAATCACACACATCCAAAGACTGGCAATGCAAATCCAAATAAAACTCAAGAATCAGTTCAAGATCAACAATTGAAGTTTTTAAGAGACAATCTTGATAAATTAATGAGTAGACGGGTATTTGTTACAGGTGGCGGATATGCTCCAGGCGTAGATGGAGTAACTCCTGAAGGATTCAAAAATGCAACTGCTCCAATATCAGTGAATATAGTATCAGGTCAAGGATTACCGGGTATATTTAAAGGAAAAGTAAGACGGGAAGGTCCAGTAGAAGTACAATATGAAGAAAGTTAATTATGATTAATAAATTAAAATCATTTGTTGATATTGATCCTGCTTTACCTGGTCCTCCAACTGAAGGATCAAATGGTTTGAAATTTGTTACTGCGTTAAAATCTGATGTTTCAAGTAAAGTGGGTAGTTCAATAGATAAATTTGCATCAAAAACACAACTTTCAATTGGTGATACGGCTGGTAATTTTGTTGGCGGAACAATACAAGGAGTTGGCAATTTTTCAAAAGATGTTTTAAGTGGTGTTGATACTGGTATTTTAGGAAATGCCGCATCTAAAGTTTATGGTGTTGTAGGTAATGTTACATCAAAAGTTGATAGTGTAACAGGTGGTGTTATAAGTAAAACAACCGATATTGCAGGTAACATTTTAAATAAAACAGAAAATGTAACAAGTGGAATTACGTCAAAAGTTGGTATGGTTTCTGATACAATTTCAGAAAAAACAGATGGTTTAGTAAACGTACCAGATTATAGTCCTTATAATTTTGATGCAAATAATATAACAAATAAAAATGTAGATCGTTTTACAGGAAAAGTAACAGATAAAGTTACGTCAATTACAGAAAAAGTTACAGATAAAACCGCTTCAGTTATTGGAAATGTTGGATCTAAACCATTAGACGTAATTGGAAAAGTAGAGGATAAATCAATTGTAGTAAATGAAAAAGTAGGAAATGTTATAAACACCGTCTTAGACAGTAGTGTAGGTGAAAAAGTAGGTGGTTATGTAGGATCAAAAGTGGGAGAATCAGTTGGTTCTAAATTAGGATCTACTATTGGTGGATATTTACCTACAAATAAAATAGCAAATACTATAGGATCAAATTTAGGAAGTGTGGGTTCAAGTGTTGGTAAATATACGGGAAAGAAAGTAGGCATTCAGACCCAATCTAAACTCAAACAAACAATAGGTAAACGTGTAAAAGTTGTAAAAATACCAAAATTACCTGATCCATCTTCAATAAATAACAAAATAAATAATACAATAGGTAATATTTAATGATAATTATATAGAGTATGAAAAGCAATGAATTAAAAGAACTAATTAGATCTGTAATTAAAGAAGAGTTAAATAAAACATTACCTACTTTAATTCCAAAAGTATTGACAGAGATATTGTCAGGAAATCAATCAAGTGTAATTCAATCTACTGAACCAACAAATTTAACTAAAAATGTAGTTAAAGAATCAGTTCAAAAGCCAAAAGAAGTTAAGAAATATTCAAGTAATCCAGTTTTAAATGAAATTTTGAATCAAACTGTTGTAAAAATACCAAGTGAAGGTTCAATGGCTGGACTTGATTCATCTTTTAAATCACAAGCATTTGCAGGTATGAGGATGAATGAATCGGTTGAAACACCACAACAAGCTGCTCCTGTAACTGAAGAACAAGGTAAAGTAATGAATGTTCTTAATAGAGATTTTAGAAGTTTAATGAAAGCTGTAGATAAAAAGAAACAACATGGAACTTTAGGTTCTGGTATGGTATCAATGGGATAATATGAATCCAATAGGACTTACATTACCATTTCAGATTGGTAAAAATGGATATTTTCAACAGAGTTATGATACTTTAACTCAGGTAAAAGCCAATATTACTAATTTGTTAAGAACCAAAAAAGGGGAAAGACGGATGAATCCTAATTTTGGATCTGGTTTACAAGAATATCTATTTGAACAAAATATAGATGAATCTCCTGATATAATAAAACAGATTATAACTGATGAAGTTAAAAATTATGTGCCAGGCGTAACAGTAAATAAAGTGGATATTAATATAGCAAATCAAGAAAAAAATAAACTTACAGATAGTTATATATTATATATAAAAATACAATTTACGATTAATAATCAAACTGATACTGTTAGTTTGAGAATTAGTCAAAATAATATATAATTATGGCAGACATTATACAAAAGTCTTTTAATAGTTCCCGTAGAGAAATTAAGTATCTTAATAGAGACTTTTCTTCTTTTAAATCATCTTTAATTGAGTATTCAAAAACATACTTTCCAAGAACATATAAAGATTTTAGTGAAGCATCTCCTGGTATGATGTTTATTGAAATGGCATCTTACATAGGAGATGTTCTATCATATTATACTGATTATCAATTTAAAGAAAGTTTAATGCCATATGCAGAAGAAAGAAAGAATGTTCTTGCATTAGCAAACTATCTTGGATATAAAACAAAACCAACTAAATCTGCTACTACAAACATTGATTTATATCAATTAATTCCATCTACTAAAGATTCTAATAATAATTACATTCCGGATAACAACTATGCTCTTAAAATAAGAGAGTATATGGAAGTGTCGAATGAAAGTGGTGTAAGTTTCATTACAACTGATCCTGTTGATTTTTCTCTTGATAGTAAATTTTCTCCTAGAGAAGTAACTGTATATTCAAGAGATAATTATGGTGTACCACAATTTTTCTTATTAAAGAAATCAGTAAAAGTAATTGCAGGTAAAATTACTACTAAATCATTTACGGTAGGAACATCAGTACCATTTTATAAAATATCATTATCAGAACTTAATGTTATTGACATAATTGATGTAAGAGATAGTGATAATAATAAATGGTATGAAGTTGATTATTTAGCTCAAGATTTAGTATTTACCGAAACTGAAAATACAGATTTTACTAATAATGCATATGTTCAGTATTCATCGGAAGTTCCTAAATTAATTAAAAGTTTCAAAACATCAAGAAAATTTGTTGTAAATGTTACCGCTAATAATGTAACATATCTTGAATTTGGTGCGGGTACAGATGCAACTTCGGATGAAGTAATATATCCAAATTCAGAATTGGTAGGTATAGGATTGACAAATATCAGCAATTTAAATTTGAATTATGATACCAGTAAATTATTAAATTCGGAAACATTTGGTCAAGCACCATCTAACACAGTATTAACTGTACAATATTTGGTTGGTGGCGGAATATTGTCAAATTCTCCATCGGATACTATCAAAAATATCTCGTCAGTTACATATTTGAATGATACTACAGGTTTAACACCATCTCAAAACTCATTATTAACTACTGTTAAAAATTCATTGAGAATATCCAATCCAAATCCTGCGGTTGGTGGACAAAATGAAGAAAGTGTAGAAGAAATAAGACAAAACGCTTTGGCTAATTTTGGTTCACAGAATAGAACAGTAACGGTAGATGATTATGTTTCTAGAATATATTCAATACCACCAAGATTTGGTTCTATTGCAAAAGTAATGGTAATACCAAATTCAGATTTGTCAATTTCAACCAATCAAACAATATTAAATGGATTTGTAAATAATGAAAATCAAACATCATTGATTAATAATAGTTTAGAAAACAATTATAGAAAAGTAAATTTTGATGTATCAAATCCGTTCAGTTTAAATTTATATGTTTTGAGTTATAATTCAAATAAAAATTTAACACAAATCAATGAAGCATTAGTATACAACATTAGACAATATCTACAAAAATATAAGATTATTTCAGATAGTGTTAATATAATTGACGGTTATATCATTAATGTCGGCGTTGATTTTAAGATTTTAGTTTATAATAATTTCAATAAAAAAGAAGTTTTGGATCAATGTCTTCAAAAAGCCAAAGATTTCTTTAATATTGATAAATGGTATTTTAATCAACCAATCAATATTAATCAACTAGAATTAGAATTGGCTAAAGTTGAAGGAGTACAATCTGTTGCAGAAATAAAATTCAAGAATCTTACCCAAAATGATGGTAATTATTCTCCGCATGAATACAATTTATCAGAAGCAACACACAATAAGATTATATATCCATCATTAGATCCATCTGTATTTGAAGTTAAATATCCAGATAATGACATTAGAGGTGCAGTAATTTAATAAATTTATCATTAAAAGTCTTATAAATTTCATACTTATATTTATATAATAGAGTATGCACACATTTATATTTCCAAAACAAGACACATTCATAACTAATGAAACTGGTTATGCCGATAAAAATTTTGGAATTGACGAAATTTTAGAATTAAAAGCACAAAATCAATTAGTAAGTAATGTAACTTTTTACAGTTCAGCAAGTCTTTCTGGTAGTTACTCAACTTTTGATGTATTGAATTACACAGGAAGTATTTCTGGAAGTTATATATCAGGAGCCGCAGAATCCTCAAACATATATGGCAGTGGATCATCACAATTCAGATCAACTAATTATAATGGATATGTATCGGGAACATATGGTGCAGGTATACCAATAACATCAAGTTTAACTAATTATAATGGTCCAGTAACAGGTAGTATTAGTGGAAGTATAGTAGGATCTTTCACTGGTTCAATTTTCTTTGCTAGTGGATCTTTAACTAATTTTGATGGTTGTATAAATGGAACATTACAAGGTACACAAAGCGTATATGATCCAATTACAAATTTTACAAATGATCCCGAATTTAGTAGAATTTTGATTCAATTCGATTTAACTTCGATTTCAAGTTCTCTTTTGTCGGGAGATATAAATAATGGATCTAAATTTTTCTTAAAATTAAAAGCATCTTCTACAAGTGAAGTGCCATTGGATTATAAAATATATGCATATCCAGTTAGCAAGAGTTGGGATATGGGTACAGGAAGATATGATACTGAAGGATTAGGTAGTTTTGGTGCTAGTTGGTATTATAATACTACACAGAATACATCTAGTTTATGGTACAGTCCAACCGCATCTTCAGTTACATATAATTTCAGTGATTATTTATTGACATCAAGTTTGGGATCATCTTCATTCCAAAATGGTGG